GCTGGCGCCGGAGAATGTCTCTTACGGCTCGTTCTTGGTAGGGGTAGAGCTTTCCGACGAACACCCGTCCTCCTCTCCGGCAGTGGGGAGGATGAATGATCTGATCTGCTCGTCCATTTCGAGCCAGACGAGGATGGATACCAGGGCGTCGCTGCTGATGTTGTAGCCCCGGCCGAGGCGGGTCATGAGGCTAGGAGTGACGCCGATCTCGTCGGCGACCTCGTACCAGTTCAGGCTTCGCCGGAACCGTGCGCGCAGTAGAGCTGCGTGCACTGCTCGAACGTTGAGCTGATGGGTGGTCATGGGGCTCCTTTCTGTGCCGGAAGGGGAGGTAGGCGGTGGTGACCGCGTGGTGGATCTCCTCGTCGGAGGTCATGTCGCCGATGTCTTTGGCGGTCGAGTCGGCGTAGTTGAGGAACCGCATCCGGATGCCGCGTGGTCGCCAGGTCCGGTAGAGCTGGTCGCGGGCGCTGCGGCCGGCGGTGTCATCGTCGAGGCCGAGGATGAGGACACCGGGGCGGTGGCGCACCAGGCGCATCTGCGCGTTCGAGACGTGGGCGCCGTAGGAGGCGACGCCGCCGGTGAACCCGGCTGAGGCGAGGCGCACCGCGTCCAGGGGGGATTCGAGAAGGACCGTGAAGTAGTCGTGGGGGGTGTGGTAGCCGAAGAGGGTCCCGGACTTCTTCACGCCGTCCGGGTAGTTGCGGAAGAAGCGCTTGTTCTTCTCCTGCCACCCGAGGAGCCGGCCGTCGGTCGGGTCGCGGATCGGGATGATCCAGCGGCTGGTGCGCGGGTCCCAGAGGACGCCGTAGAGGGCGCACGCCTGGGCGGTGAGGTGACGCTCGGCCAGGGCCTCGGGCGGGGGTGGGACGAACAAGGCCAGCGACGCCTCGTTCACGGTGACCAGCTCGGCCGGCTGCGGCTGCTCGTCCTCGGCCGGCTGGAGCCGGTAGATGCCCTGGCGGGCGATCCAGCGCAGCGCCTCGTCGCGGCCGATGCCGAGGACGTCGGCGACGAGCTGGACGAACGGACCGGCGTACTGGCAGCTGAAGCAGATGAAGGCGCCGCTTGCGGTGCTTACCCAGAAGCTCGGGTGACGGTCGTCGCTGCCAGTGCGGGCTTTGTGCATGGGGCAGCGGGCCTGGACCTCGGAGCCGCCGGAGGGGCGGTCGATGCTGCGCAGCGCGGTCATGCCGAGGCGCTGGAGTGCTGCCGGCACGTCGGCGGGCACTGGGTTGGAGTAGGCCGTAAGGAGGTCCCAGCCGCTAGTACGGGAGCGCATGCATGACCTCCTCGGGGGCCTCCTCGAAGCGGGGCGGGTCCCACTGGATGGACAGCAGCGTTTCCTGGGGTATGGCGTTGCGGGCGATCAGCACCTTGAGGCGGTACTCGTACTCCTCCTCGGTTGCCTCGGTGCCGATGACGAGGTCGGCGTCCTGAATCCAGGCCGAGGTGTAGCCGAGGGAGTGCGCGCTCAGGCCGTTGCGGCCGAGCTTGTGGGCGAGGGACTGGGTGGTGACGACGACCGGCAGGTTGTTGTTGAGTGCCAGCCGCTTCAGGCCCCGGCTGATGTTGGTCAGCGCGATCGGCGTCTGCGATTCGCGGCTGACCTCGTCGTGGAGGAAATAGGCGCCGTCCACGAACAGGACGTCGGGCTGGATGCTGTCGATCTTGGCCTGGATGCCGGAGAGAGTGGTGGTGCCGGCACGGTCCTCGCTGAAGATGAGCGAGCGGTCCGCGTGGTCGGCCATCAGCGCCTTCTCCAGGCGCCGCCAGTCCCGCTCGGATACCTTTCCAGTGAGTAGGTCCATGGGGTTGATGCCGACCACGAAGCCGTCCAGCCGGCGCACGATCTCCAGGTAGGGCATCTCGAAGCTCAGCACGAGGGGCTTGACGCCGAACTCGAATGCGGTGCGCACCATGGCCAGCAGCACCGTGGTCTTGCAGGACTTGGCGAGGCCGGTGAGCACGATCATCTGCTGGCGCTGGAGTCCGCGCGTGATCTTGTCCAGGAACCGAAATCCGGTGGGGATGCCGAGCATCTCGTCTGGGTTCTCGCGCGCAGCGCGGTAGAGGGCCAGGCGCTCGGGGCCGGTGCGTGCGTAGTCGACCTCCAGGCCGGTGGGGGTGGCGAGCGCGGCCTGGCTCTGGAGCAGCCGCAGCGTGTTGAGGGCGGCCTCGGGCCCACTCTCCTCCAGGGCATCGCCGGCGGCTCCGAGGCCGAGCTCCACCAGAACGCGCAGCCGCTCGGCATGGAGTTCGCGGATGAGGTAGTCGAGAGGGCCGGAGCTGTCGGCGACGAAGGTGTAGGTCGGATGATCGCGCAGGATGACGTCGGCGGTCGGGGCCTCGCCGAAATCGCCCTTGAAGTCGAGGATCTCCTTGAAGATCGTCCTGTTGCCCGGGTCGAGGAAATGATCGGTGGTGATCCCGGCCTCGGTGACGGTCACGAGGTCGCCCGTGGCCGCTATGTAGGAGATCACCTCCTCCTCGATCGTGCTCATGATGGCGCCTGCTCTGTGCACGGGCAGCTATACGCCCAGTGCGCCGCCGAGTGCGCCGCCAGACCGCATGGGCACTCTTTCCGGTCGTGCCAGCAGGCGCACGCCAGCCCGAGATGCGCTTCGTCGTTGCCGCAGGGCGGCCAGGGCGGTCCGAATGGCACTGGGGGGTGGAGGAGGGTGGCGCGCGGCCCACGGCGCTGGCGGTGCGGCGCCCGTCTTGCTCGCGCCATCACAGAATCTCGATGAGGCCGGACGCGTCGCCTTCTTCGATCAGGTCGCCGATGGCTATGGAGCCGTGGCAGTCGTCCTCGACTACGGGTTCCACCGTGATCTGGGGCATCGGGGTGTCGCCCACGGTCATCACGACGGCCCAGCCGATGACGGGGACGGTGCGGTACTCGCCGACATAGTCGACCACCGCCTCGTGGCCAACGGTGTCGGGGTGGAGCTGAATGGTGGTGCGGGTGTGCTCGGGCATGTGGGGTGCTCCGTTCAGCGGCGGTTCTTGCGGGCCGCTCGTTGCTGTGCTCTGCGGGTGGCGCGGTTGGGCTGGGGGGTGTTGTCGGCGTCGAACTCGTCGTCAGGGATGAGGAGTTCGGCCTTGGCGATCTCGCTCTGCCAGGTAGCGCCCGGCTTGGGGACGTGCTCGGGCTTGACGCTCATAGGAGGCGGCCGATCATGGCGGCGTCGTACGGCGCGACGGTGCGGCCCTTGGAGCCGTACGTGAAACGGTGGCGAGGGTCCGGGTCCACGATGTGCAGCACGTCCGGCGCCAGGGCGATCTCGGAGGCCAGGTGGCTGACCGTGGTCGAGATGACGCGGTCATACGGGACGGCGTCATCAACCAGCCGCTCGACCAGTGCGGGCCCTATCCGCGAGCCGAGGAGGGTGACGACCGCAATGCCCTGGTCCTGCTCCCACAGCTCCCAGATCTGCCGTACCGCCGCCTCGTTCGTCGTGTACAGATCCAGAGCGCGGGACGGGTTGCGAAAGCGCATCCGACGCCGGAACTTGGTCGGGCTGTACTCCCGGCTGGGGACCGCGATCAGGCCCTCCCAGACGACGTAGATGAGCGGGTTTCCGGGGCCGTTGTCGATGTCACCGTGCTGCATGGCTGCCGCCTCGAAGGTCGGGGCCGAGGAAGGCGATCAGTCGCGTGGCCTCGGAGACGAAGCTCCGCAGCGCGGGGGTGTACCGGTTGCGCCAGTGGTCGCCGGTGAGGTTGGTGGTGATGATCGTGGGCCGGCCGGCGGAGAAACGATTCCGCAAGATCGCGGCCAGGGCGTCCTCGGCGAACCGGCTGGCGGTGAGGTGCTCGTGGCCGACGTCGTCCAGAACCACAAGATGGGAGGTGGCGACGCGCGTGACGCTGGCGTAGCAGCGGGCGACGTGGGCCTCGTCGTCATCGTGGCCGGCGGCCAGGTAGCGCTCGCGGTCGACGTACTCGGGGTAGCGGATCATGTAGACCGTCTTGCGCCAGCGGCGGATGTCACAGGCCAACGCGCAGGCCAGAGTGGTCTTGCCGGTGCCAGGGGAGCCGGCCATGAGCAGGCCCTGGCCGTACTCCCGGGGGTGGACGGGTTGGCCGTCGGGGCTGATCCGCTGCTGCTCGGGCAGCTGCCGGAGCCACTCGGCTGCGGCGCGGACTTCGTCGGCGGTGCTGTCGGCGAGGGTCGGGTGGCTGAGGCCGAGGTGGCGGTACCGGCGCGGGATGCCCGTGTCGATCCACAACGCGCGCTCGGGGTCCATGTCGACGGTGACGCGGAGCATCAGGACCCCGCCCCGGGCAGGCCCCAGGAGGCGGCGAACGCGGCGCGCTCGTCCTCGGAGGTCTGGGGCTGGTCCTGCCAGTCCTGGTAGTCCTGCGCCTGGACGGCGGCGCCGCTCTCGCGCAGCTGCTGAAGCAGGCCCTGGCGCTGCCACTTGAAATCCCAGACGTACGCCTTGTTCGGCGCCCGACCTCCGAGGCGCTGGAAGTACAGCTGGGTCATCGCGCGGCAGGTGTCAGGTGACACGTCGCTGCGCAGCAACTCCGAGAACACCCCCACCAGGGCCTTGAAGTTCGAGAGTTCGAGGCCGCCGGTCCAGCTGAAGCTCGGGCACTGGTCGAGAAACGCCTGGGCGAGGCCGGTGGCGGAATCCGCCCGAGGAGTGCGGCCCTTGGTGAGGCGCTGGCGGACCTGGTAGCGGGTGAGCCGACGCGGGGACTGCTCTTCGTCTGCCGGGCCGTCAGAGCCGTCGCTGCGCCCGTTCTCGGGGTGCCCCATGAGGGCGTGAGCCTGGGCGGTTTGGTCGAGTTCTGCGTCCGGGTCGTAGGTCTTGCGCTTCACGGTTGCGTCCTCGCGGTATTCGGGCCTTGTCTTTTGATCTGCAACCGTCAAGGTTGCAGGATAGAGAGACGAAGTCTCTCTATTCCTCTAGCTATTGCTTGAGCTAGAGCTTTAAGCATGAGCGCGCGCGCTCGGCATGACAGTTGAGGTGCCAGTTGCGATGTCAGTTGCTCATTCGCTCTGACTCGCCTGGGACAACTCCTCGTCAAAGGCCGCCCAATGGCGCAGAAGCAGGTGGATCGCATGGTCCACGATTTCCCCGGGCGGCATCGCGGCGATGAGGATCTGGATGGGCCCGAAGGCCGAGTCGATCCGGACGTCCGTCACGCGGACGGCTACCTCGGTCGTGGCGCCGGCCCAGGCCAGCACCTTCGCGACGCCGACCTCCTGGAGGTCCGAGACGGCGCGGGCGGCGGTGCGCAGTGAGCAGCTCATCTCCTCGGCCAGCTGCATCTGCGTGATGTACGCGTACGAGCAGCCGGTCATCTCGTCCAGCCGCGAATCGGGGTGCGTGACCAGCGCGGTGTAGGCGAGGCGGGCACGTTCGGGCAGGCGGTTGAGGATCTGGTCGACGGCGACAGTGCGCATGGCGAACCCCCAAAGCTCAGTGATTCACCCACTGGGTCGTCGCGCCCTTCGGCGGCCGTCCTCGGCCCGCCGGCCGCCAGGTGTTCGTCTCCGGGTCAAAAATTTCCAGGTGGCCCTTGCCGGCCTTGTTCGGCGTCGCCTCGGGCTGCGGCGCCAGAGCCGCTCGCGCGGCCAGGATCTGTGCGCCGACCTGGCGCACGTACCGGTCGAGGTCGTTCGTGATGAGGGCGAGGAGTGACTCCGCCCCGGTCAGCGCCTCCCGCAGGAGCTGCGCCCCCTGGGGGGTCAGTGTCACGCCGGGGGTCTCGTTGTTCACGACCAGGGCGATCTGCCCGCCGGGCTGTTCGCTGATCTCGGCGTCATCGGCCGGCTCCTCATGGGAGGGCAGGTCGCGCCAGGTGATCTCCAGCATCGCGCGGGCAAGGTCGTAGACCGGTATGCCGGCGCGAAGCGCGGCGGCGGCGGCCTCCTGGGCCTCCTCGTCCACGGAGCCGTCATCGGAGACCACCAGGAGCAGGGGGTTGTGGCCGCTGTGTAGTTCCTCGATCAGGGCCTCGGTGACCGTGCCGACGGCCTGGACGTCGTCGGGGTTCTCGACGCTGTCAAGAATGTCCTGGGTCTGTTCGCCGTGCGTGCCGTCGTGCAGTGCGGTGAATCCGAGGTCGGCCCGCATGGCCCAGTCCCAGACGTCTATGAGTGCCGGGGTGTTGTAGCGCTCGCCGACCGGGATGACCGGGCGCGGGTGGAAGGCTTCCGAGGGGGCGAAGCAGCCGTCCTCGTCGGCCGGTCCGTACTCGAAGTGGTCGTTGAGCGTGTCCATGATCAGCTCGGTGCTGGCGATCCCAGTACCGATGACGCCGACGGTGACAGGCCGAAGTGATGTCATCTGATCCTCCAATATGACTGGCGGGCGTCCGACGGGAGTGATCGTGTCCCAGGCGGTGGCGGCGCGAATCCTCCAACACGGCATTCGGAAATCAGTTCACTCGGATGGCCTAGTGCTGCTCCGAACGGGTGGGACCCCTTGTGCCCTACGGCCACGGGAAGCGCGTGGCCCCCCCGGCGGCGCGCCGACGTACCTGCACCGCCTGGATTTCGCGTTCACTCGGATGGCGGAACGCCGCCACCAGCTGCTCGGCCACGCCCACGAGCGCGCCGAGCGCGGCCGGCTCGGTCAGCCACGTCGGCGCGTAGCGGTAGCCGGCGTAGGCGAGCGCGAGCACGGCCGCGTACCGCACCGGGCCCTTGACCAGGTCCGGCAACAGGGCCGTGGCGACAGCGACGAGCACGCGCCCCGCGCAGTCCCAGACGAAGTAGAGCGCGAGCCCGAGAATGAGGAACTGAGTCACGATCACCTGCTCACGCGGGCGGCGCGTAGACGAGCTGGTATGACGCGCCGAGGGGGAGATACCGCCGAATGGCCGCATCCAGACGGTATTGATTGGCCGCCTTTCCCCGGTAATGGAAGGAGCGGGAATTCCCCGGGGTTCCCTCCCAGACGTAGTCGAGTGAGGGTAGGTTGCCGTCGAAGTAGGGGCTTGCGAACGCCGCCTTTTCGACCTGGACCTGATCGGCGTAGAAGGTCTGCGTGAACGTCGTGGTTCGTGGGCCCGACGGCACCAGGGCCAGCCAGTTCTGCCCCTGGTACGAGACGATGTCGCCGGTGCTGTCCGAGTACGCGGCGGTGGAACTCCATGCGCCTCGGTTCGCGGTCGAGGCGGTGCCCTGCCAGACCGCCGGATCGGTGCCGGGGGTGATGGGGCCGTAGTAGTAGAGCATGTCCTTCACGGCCTGCCCGATGCGTACGAGTCCGCTGCCGGGGAAGTCGGGCGTGGTCGTGAATGTGACGCTCTGGCGAATCCACTGCGGGGTGCCGGTGGACGAGGCCGGAGGCGATGGTGTGCTGCGCACCCAGGACTGCCCGTCGTAGGCCCACAGCCGGGTTGGGATCGTGCCGGCGACGACGGCGGTATAGGCGCTGTAGGTGTAGGTCGTGTTCGGCTTGAGCCCGGTGACGAAGGGCAGCGCGCCCTCGCTGCTGGCCGCGCCCTGCCAGCCGGGCGACCCGTTGCTGGTGTACACGCTGAGGGTGGAGGGGGCGACACTGAACGCGGCGCTGTGGCCGTCCAGCGTGCCGCTGGCGGTCGACTGGGTGAGGGACGGGGTTGCGGCGCCCGGTGGGACGACGGCGGCCAGGCCGTTGACGTTGTTGGCGAAGCTGGGGTTGGTGCAGTAGTTGACCTGGGTCGGGGCGACCTGAATGAGCAGCTGCCGGGGCGCCTGCCACGGCCGCGCAGGACTGGTGCCAACTGGCGCCTGGCTGACCGTCGTTGGGCTGAACAGCCGGTGCTCGTCCACGTGGAACGTGATGGAGTTGACCGGGCTGGCGGTCTTCACGACCGGCACGACCACGGCCCAGGCGGTGGTGGCGGTGAGGGTGGCCTGGAGCCGCAGACGCTGCCACGAATTGCCGCCCAGCAGCACCGCGTACGCGCCGTCGGTGCTCTTGAGCTGGTTGAAGTTGGCGTCATATTCCAGCAGCCGAACGGCACCGGTCTGGCTGCTGGAGTAGGGCCCGATCGCGATCGACACCTCGGCCACCACCGGGATACCGCCGGTGACTTGGGCGTAGGCGCCGGTGCGGGGGACCAGCGTGAAGGTGCTCTGCCCCGGCCCGGTGCCGACGACGACCCCGGGCGGCGCGTCGAAGTCCAGGTTGGCATACGTCTGGCGCTGGGCCCGCGCGGTCTGGTAGGTCCCCCAGCCCTGCACGGTCGCGTACGTGTTCGCGGGCGGCGTCGCGTACACGTACTTGCCCGAGTAAAGGCCGCACGAGGACGTCTCGCTGGTGCGCGCGTACGAGGCGCCCGACGGGATCGCGGTGAGGTCCGGCGTGTACAGGCAGCGCCCCTCGTACGAACTCTGCTCGATGTCCAGCAAGTTGGTGCCGGGCCGGTCGATGTTGATGTTGGCGCCCCCCGTGTTGCCGTGGGTGCGCTCCAGCTGGGCGTACGCGACCTGCTGGGTGCTACCGGCGGGCATGGCATCCGAGTAGACGGTGACGCCGGCGTAGGCGGCGCGGCTGTACAGCTGGGAGCCCTGCACGGGGTAGCGGGTCGGGGCGCTCGCGGTGACCGAGAGCCGCGTCCACTGGTTCACCGTGTCGCTGCCGCCGACCCGGGCCACCGTGCCGACGACATTCGTCAGCGCCGGGTCGGCGTAGTCGCCGCCGCTGGTCATCCACGGCGTGACGGCGAAATCGTCAAAGGCGCCGGAGACCAGGCTGCTGGTGAGCGCGATCGAGCCGCTGGAGGTTGAATTGCCGCTGTCGGCCACCAGGGCGATCTGCAAGAGGGTCGGGGTCGCGGTTCCGGTGGACGTCGAATTCCCGGACAGGACAAGAGGGGTGTAGGTGGGGGTGCTCACGCGCGTATCCGTTCCAGGAGGCCCATCCCGTTGGAGCCATTGTTCGTGGTGTTTCCACTGATGTTCGCGACCTGCGTCCAGGTGCCCGCAGAGGTGGGGGTCATGATTTCCACGATGATCTGAGTCGCGTTGACCCGGACCCGCATGCGTGTGCCGTCAACCACCGGCGTCCAGGTCGCGAGAATGCTGAAGTTGGCGCCAGTGAGTGTTCCGGTCGGCTGGCCGTTGGCGTCGTAGGTGAGTTGAGCCCAGGTGAGCCGGTCGCGGGACGCCAGGAAGTACTGGCCGCCGCCGTATCGGAAGGTGATTCCGTGTTCCATCGTGAACGGGCCACCGGCCACGCCGCTCGTGTCGACGGGCTGACTGCGGAACGTCGTGTAGATGATGTCGGCATTCGCCCCGCTGTACACCCAGTTCCGCTGGAAAAACAACGCCCTACCGGCCCGCATGATCGACTGATTGGTGGCCGTCGAGGTGCCGGTGGCCTGTGTCCAGGAGAGCGGCGCGGCCATGCCCGTGTTCGAGTTCCACAGCCCCCAGTCGCAGACCCACGGGATGCCGGTGCCCTGCTGCCACGCGGCCGGGGTTGTCCAGCCGGCCGGCGCGGCGCCGGTGTCGACGGGATAGACGACGCTATCGACCTCGAACCGGTCGAGCAGCAGCTGGCGGCTGTCGCGGACGACGGCGTCGGCGATGTGGTTGCCGTTCTGGTCGTACCAGTCGATTGCGACGCGCACGTTCTGCCCGCTGCTGGTGGCGGTGCGGTAGTGGTAGATCGAGAACGTGAAGTTCTCGATGTCCGGCCCGAGCCACCGCCACCAGGGGTTGTCCGTGTCGTAACCGGTGGGCGCATTGATCCGCGTAGCCTGCGCGGCCTGGTACAGGTGGCCGTTCCAGGACACGGTGTCCAGGAAGTCATAGCTCGTGTACGGGTACCAGAGCGGCACCGTCGCCAGCGGCACCGTCTGGTTTTGGATGACCGACGGCTCGTACTGGAGGTTGTTCGCCAGCGAGGTGATCCGCCACTTGGTCGGCGACGTCGCCGGGTAGTCACCGGTCGTGTAGTTGAGCGCGACGTAGACGGCCTTCTGCTCGCCCTGGAGGTAGCCGAGGGCGGCCGGCTGGCCGGCCTGGTACGAGTACGCCATCCCGGGGCCGATGCCGCCCATGTCCCAGTAGTTCGCTTGAACGCCCCCGCCGGTGTAGAGCGCCACGGAGCTGGAGCCGCTCGCACCCGAGGGAAGCGTGTAGGCAGAGGAGTTGCCCTGGCCGGGGCTGGACGAGCCGCCGACGGTAGCGCCCAGCGGGATGGTGCCCCACTGCATCGCCGTCGCTGATGACCGGCTGTTGTCGGGCCGGGCGTTGATGACGCCAGAGGGGTCGGAGAGGTTCCAGTACGCCTGGCCGTCCGTCAGCCAGTTGCGGAGCGTGTTGATGTCCGTGGTCGCCCCGGGCGTGAGCGCCGTCCAGTACGTCGTGGACGTTCCGGGGGTGACGCCCTGGTTGATGCTGCTGAAGGGGGCGACGGTGAAGTGCACCCACCTGACGTCGTAGCCCGTGGAGACCGCGTTTTTGCCGACGACGGTCAAGGTGAGCGTCTGGCTGTTGCCGGAGAAGATGTCGTTCGGCAGCTGAATGGGCGCGCCCAGCTGCTGTGCCGGCGAGTAGAGGTCGATGGTGAAATTCGCCATGACGGTCCCGTCGAGGGTCACCGACACGATTCCGCAGTTCGGCCCGGTCACGAACTGCATGTACAGGTAACCAGCCCACACGCTCAACGTCGACCCCCGGTCAGCTCTGCGTGACGTTGAACGTCACGGTCATCGTGTCGCCGGGATTGGCAAAAGACCACCACGCGTACCCCGCATCCCTGCGCCCGACATCCGGATCGGCGATGAAGTTCAGCTGCCCGGTCCCGGTGATGGCAACGGAGCTCTGCATGTTGTACAGGGAATACTGGACGATGCCGTTGGCCGCCTGGTAGACGACCCCGTTGTACGTGACGAGATCGGAGTTCGACGCTGGGCTGTACGCCGTGACATACACCGCGTTCGGGTCCCACGGCAGCGCCCGCGTGCTCGAAAACGCGGCGGTGTCCAGGTTTTGGAGTTCGTTGTACCCCACCGACACGGTCGCATCCCAGCCGGTGATGTCCGTGACCAGCTGCGCCATGGTCGCCGCGCTGCCAGCACCGCGCTGGATCGCCATCGAGTCCCGCACGAAGGCGCGCCGGAGCTCTGGCAGGGCGGGCAGCCGCTCGGCGATCCCGAGCTGTTGGGCGATCAGCGACAGCTGGCGATCGGTGCAGTCCAGGACGTTGTTGAGGTTGAGTAGCGCGTCGTTCTCCGTCTTGATCACATCGAAGTGGAAGCCGAAGATCGACAGGAAGTCGTAGAGGTCGTTGTTGACGGGCACTTCCGTTGCCGTCGTCTCCACGGTGGCGACCTTGTAGGGCCTCGGGACGAGGTCGTACAGCAGGTTCGTGTGGCCGGCGTCGCGCACCGCCAGGCCGACGCAGCCGTTCCCGCAGCGGTACCAGGGGGTGGTGACCGTGGTGGAGGACCACTGTGGCGCGGTTGTGCTGGGCGCGACGCCCGTCGTGTTGGCGGCCACACACTGCCAGTTCTGGCCGCTGTACGAGGCGATGTCCCCCGGCTGATAGGTGGCGGTTGCCGAATAGGGGGCTACCGTCGCCGCGACGAAGACGGCGTAGTAGTAGAGCCGGCCCTCCACAACGGTGTTGTCCACGAACGAGTTGGTCAGCTGCGGGAGGTTGTTGACGGTGCCGTCACCGGCGGAAAGGTCAAGGCAGACCCAGCCGTCGTCCTCCGCGTCCGGAACGCCGTAGGAGTTGCGCACCAGCCGCAGGCGCGACCAGGTCAGCGGCACGCTCCCGTTGAACGCTTGCTGGGGGGTGGACCAGGTGATCTGGAGAACGCCGTGTCCGGTCTGAGCGGCAACCATGGGGTCGGCGCTGAAGACCGTGGTGAGGACGCTGCCGTAGCTCGCCTTGCCGTAGAGGTCGACTCCGTAGATGGCCATGGGTGCCTCAGTTCGCCGGCCGCTGGTAGGTCAGCGCGATGGATGCCGTGGCCAGGATCGAGTCGTTGTTGGCGTCCCCGGGGGAATGGCTGAACTGGACCTGCACGGTCTGCCCGGCGGACCAGGGGCCTGCCCAGGCGCAGTTGACACGGTGGGAGTCAATGACGCCCGGCTGTGCGTGGGAGGCGCCGGTGGCGGCCTCGATGCCGTTGACCAGGACGCGCACGCTGGCGTGGTGGACGGTGCCGGGCGAGAGCTGCGCGACGGGGGCCCATACGGACAGGGCCAGCTGATACCAGCCCGACTGCGGGCACAGGAGGTTGCTGCCGCCCTGGAACATGCCGGTCGGGTCATAAGCAGCGCCGCCCCACAGGACGGCCTGCCAGGCCCCGAATCCCGGCGTCATCATCTGACCCGGGCACTGGACGGAGGAGACCGGCTGCTGCGGGCCCAGCGCCGGGAACGCCAACTGGTTGGCCAGCTGGGTGAGGTTGGCAACCTGGGTCTGGATCGCGTTGAGCCGGTCCGCGACGGAGGCGTAGGTGGCGGCCTGCAACGGCGTGGTGGTGGCGTACACCGACAGCGGGCGCACGCCGGCCGGCGGCGCCGGGACGCCCGCCCAGACCTGGGGGTTGAGCCCGACGGTCTGTTCAACGGCCGCGACTTCGGCCTGGAGATCGTTGACGCCTGCGGCAAACACCGTGTCGACGGTGTCGGTCTTGATCGTGAACTGCTTGACGGCAATGGGGTAGACGGCAGTCATCGATCGCTCCTAGACCCCGCCGACGGCGGAGAGGTTGATGCTGCCGCACACCGGTATTTCCCAGTCCCGGCAGAGAATGTCGGTAGTGCCTGACGAAGGCAGGTCGTTGCGAGCCATCGAGGTGACATCCGTCCAGTCGACCCCGGGCGTCGACTGAATGGTTTCGTACACGTGCGAGAGTGAGACGCGCGAGCCGAAACTGACGATGCCCGGGGCGAAGAGATTCTGGAGCGCCTGGGTGACGGCCAACACGACGTTCTGGCGCCGGTAGCGGGGCAGCACACCGAGCTGGACCGGGAACGCACTCGATCCGATGTTGATCGGGATCAGCGTCCCGTTGAACACGGTCACGGTGACGCCGGCCAGGGACAACGGCTGCACGTACGCCGCGATTGCGTCCCGCTGGGTCTGGGACAGTGGAGTGTTGTTGGGGCCGATGACGTAGATCGCTACAGCCGTGTTGGAGGTCCCGACTGCCTTGGCGTCGGCTACGCCGTTCACGTTGAGGGCCAGGTCGGCGTAGTCACCCAAGGCCACCGCGCGGCCCTGAACCCGAAACGCCTTCGGGGCGTTGGCTCGGATCTGGTCGAGGCTCTCCGGATCGGCGCCGCCGGTCATGGCGGACGACCCGCCGGCAGCTGCGATCTGCACGCCCGGGATGGCGGCGGCCAGGTCCACGATCGAGTTCGCCGGCAGGTTCCCGTAGGTTCCGCCCCCCACCCGGTAGTTGGCGGTGACCTTCATCCCGTTGGGCGGGATGGCGCCATTGATGCCGTCGCCGAACGTCACCCACGTCACCCCGGCGTCATCGGTGTAGATCGTGTAAATCTGATCGGTCGGCAGCGCGAGGAGGAAGTCCGTCGCGGGCGTCCACTCCACGCCGCCGGTGCCGTCGTCCAGGATCACGCGCACGGTCGGCAGCAATGCCGGGGACTTCGCCAGCGGGAACGTCTGCGCAGGCGTTCCGTTGGACGTCCCCACGTCCTCCACGTCGACCGTGACGGCTGGCGCCAGCTGCGTTGACGGGTACAGCGTCACCGGCCGCGAGCCCTGGGTGCGGCCCTCTAGCACCTGCACCGCCACCGTAGGAACAGGCGTGGTGTACGCCGGCACTGTCACAGCCGCCTGCGTCTCGAAGAAGACCGGCGCATCAAGCGCGGGCTGAAACGCGGAGATGACCTGCGTGCCGGCCGGCACGACCACCGGAGCCGTCAACGCGGCCGTAGGGCTGAACGCGACCGCGCCACTCGCCGGCTGCGCGGTGTACGGCACATAGCCGAGCTGCTGCGCAATCGCCATCACGCTGGAGCGCAGCGTGGCCGTTGCCAGGTACGCCTCGTCCTGAATCCGGTCCTGGTAGAAACTGACGATGTCGCCCACGTACGAGAAAAGCTCGACCATCACGACACCGAAGTCCGCCGGGGACCGGGACGTCCACGTCGGCATTACCTGGGTCGCGTAATTGAGCAGCGACGTGCGATACCCGACATAGTCGCGGCTCGTGTAGTCGATCTGCGCAATAATTCCCTGGTCAGCCAACGGACGCACTCCTCCGGTACCGCCAGCGATACCGAATAAGAAATGAGTGCTGACTAACTGCGGAATATCCTACGGTCGACGCTTGCGTCCCGGTAATCGTCAGACACCGAGCGAGCTGACCGTCCCGCCCACGTCGATGCTCACCACACGCGAGTTGGCGCTCTCGGCCCCAGGTGCGTCGACCCGCGCGACCTCGACCCTGAGACTGACCAGGCCCAGCTCATCGTTCACACTCGCCGCGATCGAGGTGACGCGGGCGCTCGGCTCCCACTGGGCCACAGCATCACGAACCGCGAGCTGCACCTGAGCGCTGGCGAGCTGATCCGAAGCGAACAGCAGCCGAGCCGAGTCAACCCCGTACGTCGCGCGGTTGACCCGTTCCCCGGGCTGTGTGCCGATCAGGCCCTGGATGCGGTCCAGCAGCTGACGCTGAGGATCGTCAGTCTGGGCGATAGCCCCGGTGGCGTCGATGCTGAAAGGAATGGTCATCGTGACACTCATGTCGCCTACCCGGGGAAGAAGCTGATCGAGGCCAACGCGATCCAGTTCGGCGCCGTGCTGGTCATGCGGGACAGGTTGAACTGGACCGGGTTGCCCGGGGTCATGTAGACCGCACAGTCGCCGTTGTCGTACGCCAGGTGCGGCCACACGTCCCCGAGCGTCACGTTGAACGGCAAGCTGAAGAGCAACTGATTGAGTACGAACGCTGTCGACGTGTGGCCGATCAGCCCGCGAAGGTGGACAACGCCCTCGACATCGACGTGATACCCAGGGACCTGCCAGCCCGCCAGCGGGATCACGTTCGGCCCGAAGGCGCTGATCGGCGTCCAGGTCGCCCGCTGGATCGGCGGCTGGAAAGACGGCAGCGGAACCGGGGTCACCGGCCAGAAGAGCGGGTAGTTGACGTCCCCACCGTCGAAGCTGACGTAGACGTGGTCCCCGACCGTGACTGTGCCAACCGAGGCCGGCTGCGCCCATCCAGTCACGGCGGTGCCGTGCACCTGCGGCACAACCAACCGCACCCGGCCCTGCCCCATCGGATCGTGCACCTCGACCACCATCCCGGCGTACGTGCCGTGCACCTGGCGCGCCATTACAGTCGCCCCGTGGTCAGGGCCCGCCACTGGCCGCCGACGAGCACCGTCGGCGCCGGCTTCCCGAACGTGCCCTGGACCGGAAGGTTCAGGGCCTGGGCGTTGTTGCGGCCCACGACCAGCGTGGTGGTGTAGTCGGTCCTCGTTGGGTCGGCGTGGCTGACCACCATCTGGTGCACCGCTGAACGCACCATCCACAGACCGGTGTTCTGCGAGCCCAACCCATCACCACGCAGATCCACCAGACACCCGGGCCGGAGCCTCGGGTCCCCGTTGACCACCAGCCGGGCCTCCACCCACAGGTACACCGTGTCGGCCGAAAGCAGCGTTGACGCCTCCGCGTAGGAATGGGTCGGGCGTGCGTCGTACTGCCGGCGCACCAGAGGTTCGACCGGCTCGCCGCGCACGTCGGTTCTCGGCATGGTGAAGTCGGCGAGCGTGGTGACGGACGTCGACCGGTTGAATCCGACCGCCTGGTAGGACGACCGCACACCGCCAGCGGGGTCGGTATCACCGACTACAGCGGCAAAGCTACGGATCGAGTTGATGACGCCCGGCGTCTTGTACTGGTAGAACGTCGGGACCGAGCCGTCTGCGGTCGGCATCGCCGTCGACCTGCTCACGTACCAGAGCGTGGTGCCGTCCAGAAAGAGCCGATACCCGATGCGGCTCGTGAGCTCCGCCAGAAACGCCCAGTCGGAGGACTGCTGCATGAGGCTCGGGAAGCGCGTGCTGCTGGTTTCAACGGCCGGCTGAAGGTTGTGCTCCTGCGCGATCTCCCGGGCGACCCAGGACGCCGTCACATCCGACCACAACCGGTTGGCATGGGACTGCATCGGCATGCTCGGGCCGACGATGGTGTAGACGACAGGCAGGACGACGGCGTGCCCGTAGGTGGGGTCCGTCTCGGAGGCCAGGACGCGGCTCGATGCGACATAGCCGTACACGTCTCCGTCGTCATCGGCCCACCAGCCATACCGAAGGTGCACAGGCGTGCTCTCCGGCCAGACCACCCCCGCCGGACTGAGCAGCGTCTGCGAGGGCAGGTTCGAGCTGAGGACGTGATGGACGGTGATCTCCGCGACCTGGTGCGCGCCCTCGGCCATCCAGGTCGTCATGTCCGCGATCCAGGCCGAGCTCTCCAACGCCGGCAGTACCACCTGGACGTGCGGGCGGTAGACGTTACGCCAGGCCACTGGGGATCATCACCGCCGTGCCGGCCGCCACGCGCGTCCAGTCCAGGGTCCCGGGGTTGGCTCGCGCGTAGACCCACCACGCGTCCTCGACGTTGTAGTAGCGGGCGGCGACCAGGTCGACGCGGTCGCTGTCCTTCCACAGGTAGTCGCGCACCGTCAGCCGCTGAGCCTGCGGGGCCTGGTGCACAATGGCGATCTGCGGCCGGCCCTGGCGGTCGGTGAAGGTGGCCAGGGTATTCGTCTGGTAGCGCGAAGTACGGGAGATCACGGCGACCTCACTGGTATCCGGCCGAGGCCATGAGCTGGATGGTGATGCCGACGGCGCACCGAAAAGGTATGAGCCGCTGAGTGAAGTGCGTGAAGTCGACGGTGATTTGTTCGATGTAGCCGAAATAGCGCATCAAGGAAATGTCGGGAAGCGTCTGCCATGCCTGCCCGGAGCCGCTGTAGGCGCTGGAGACGCCCGCTAGAACAGCCCACACTGGGTACATTTGCATGGTTCCGGTGACGGCATTCGGCGTGACACTCAGGGCATTTTGCAGGTTAGTGACGTCCGAATCTGAACTCGTGGCGCCCGTGCCGTAAGGCGAACCGGCAACCCCCGACGGCGGCCCGAGGAGTGGGGCGCTACTGCCGGACAGCTGCGACTGCTGATTCGTTGACAGCGGCGTCGTGATCCCCGTGAGCCCATACAGCACATGGACGTCCAGCAGAACACCGAGATCATGCGCCAAGTCCCCGACCCGGCCATCCCACACCTCATACGTCCTGTCGAAAAGCAGCGAGAAGCCGACCGTGCCACCCGAGGTGCGCAGCGGGATTCCCGTGTCGGCGGCGCTGCGCAGATAAGGTGGGTACATCTGATCGCTCGCACTCAGCGAATGGGACACCGAGACGGTCGACGGGTTGTACAAGAAAGAGAGGCTGTAGGAGCCCTGTGGGTTGGTCGGAGACTTCTGGCCGCCGGTGGCCGTGGAAGACGATTCGATGTACCCCCGAAAAAGACCTGAGTACGAAGGGTCGCTTGCGAGCGCAGTTGGGGCGTACCGCCAGATGCGTGAATCGAAATTGTCGTTGCTGTGCGCGATGTCGCCAGGGGTGGCCGAGGTAATCGTGATGTCGGTCATCGCGACCCCCTCGTGCGACGCTACGGAAACGCCAGCGTCGCCCCAGAGGATTTATCGCGGGTAATACAGCGAGCTCACCAGCCGCCCATCAGGGTCTTGATCCGGTCGTCCGCTGCCACGAAGTCAACGAAGCTCTTCGCGGCCGACTTGGCCCCTTCGGCAGAGGTGCTCGGCATTTGTATAGTGATGCTGCCGGCGCCGAAGTTGATGTTCACGCCGCCCCCGCCCCCGTTCGGCCTGACGCCCAGCGTCTGGTTCATCAGGGCCTGCCGCATGGACTGCGCGGCGCCCTGGGGGAGGACCATCTCGCCCGGGTGCAGCTGCGCGGTCTGCGTCGTCGGCACATCCCAGGCCCCCGACGAGTACCCCTTGGGTGGCAAATCCGGGTTGGCCTGCTGCACGTTCTCGATGCCGTGGTAGCGGTCCTTGATGTAGTTGATCGTGGCAGCGGCAGTCGCCTCAACATTGAAGATGTCGTCCGGCAGGGACTTCACGCGGTACGCCTCAAAGGTGGCCATGATGTCCTGGAAAGGCCCACGGCTCGGGTCGCCGGCCTTGGCGTTAGAGTCCCAATTGTTCGTGGCGTTCTTGTCGTAGCTGGACTCCCGGAAGGAGATCGTCGTCAGGCCCTTCGCCCAGGCCGCACCGGACACGCCGGTGACCGCCATGGCTGCGGAGATGCCGTCGCGGATCTCCTTCGGCGGGGCCGGGATAGTCGAAACCTTGCCCTTAATCTCTCCCCAGTCGTAGCTGCCGGCGTTGGCGCCGGCCGGGTCAGAGGCCGAGTTCGCGGCCGAGGAGTTCTGCGATGGCGCGGTGTCAGCAGCACTGCCGCCCCACGCCCCACCTGCGCCTCCGCCGCCGGCCAGGGCCGCCGCCAGGGCCTCGATCTCGGCGTGCGCGCCACCCAGCGAAGCGCTGGCTCCGCCAACAGCCCCCGCGCCGCCACCCTGGGTCGCCTGCGCGTTGCCCGGCACCCCGCCGCCGAGATTGTTCGCCCCGATCGCCAGGCCGCCGGCCGCGACCCGCCGCGCGAATTTCCAGGAGGAATTCTGGGAGATCCGCCCGTACTTGACCACGTCGCCGGTGTGCGGCGCGTTGATGTACTCATCCGGTCCGACCACCATCCCGACGTGCGAGGAGTTGCCCGGTGACCCGTAGAAGAGCAGGTCGCCCGGCGCGGCATCGGCCAGGGAGACTAGCGCACCGACCGTGGACTGCTCCTCCGAGGTGCGCGGCAGGTCAACGCCGCCGGCCTTCCAAGCCGCCTGCACGAACGAAGAGCAGTCCCAGGCGTCGGGGCCGTTCGCGCCATATACATATGGCTTGCCGAGCTGTTGCTCCGCGAACGCGAGTGCTGAAGATGCGGAGCCGCCGGTCGGCCCGGAGCCGGTTCCGGTGCCGGCCTTCGCGTTCTGCCGGGGCATGGGGGAACCGTCGGACTGGCCGCCCTTGCCCTTGGCGCTCTGTTTGGGCGGTCCAAAGATCCCGTTGATCGCCCAGTCGTAGGGCTTCGCGGTGGCCTGGCCGATGTTCGAGAAGAAGTGCCCGATCGAGCCGAGGACACCGTTGCCCTTGTCGATCTTGGTGTTGGCGTAGCCGACCGCACCCGCCACACCGCCTTGCTGGTAGGCGCCGGCGACCCCCGCGAACGGACCGAGTGCCTTCTGGAGTAGCGAGTAGATGTCGCTCAAGGTGTTGGCCGACGCCTTCGCCGCGTCCAAGTAGTCGGCCGAGTCCGACAAGTAGCCGTTGGCCTGCTTCCCCTGCATCATGTTTTTTGCCTGGGAGAGGGTGTCGCCGAAGCCGTACTGATTCAGGGTCTTGAGCGCGGCCTGGCCCTGGGAGCTGTCCGGGCTGGACGCGGCAGTGTCGAGCAGGCCCTGGGCCTGCGACAGGCTCATCCGTGCAAGCCCCTGACCAGTGGGGGACGTCAGCTTGTTCTCAGCCGCCCAGTAGTTCCCGATCGCCTGCTGCTCCTGACCCGACAGGCCGATCTGCGAACCGAATGCCGCGAGCGAGGAAGCGAGCGAGCCGCCCTGCGCCATCTCGGCCTTGAACGAGTCCTGGGAGAGGTTCTGAAAACCCCCGATGTTCGTGTTGACCCGGTTGGCCAGGGAGTTCATCGTGTCCATCGGCGTCCGCTGACCACCGCCGGCGAATCTGGGCGTGGTCAGGCCGTACATCTGAGCGCCATAGAACGCCTGGGCGGTGCCGAAGATTCCCT